ATCGACGAGGCCCGCGACGCCCGCGAGGCAGCCCGCGCGATCCTCGACGCCGGGTTCCGGCGCGAGTCGGCCGAGGCCGACGACTGATCTTCCGCAGGGGCGTCAACGCGCGCGCCGCCAAACGCATAGGTCATAGAGACCGCGGCGAAGGCGATTCGGGGGGTCTTATGGCGGTTCCTTTCTCCCCCTGCCATGAATCGACCTGCGCCCCTGCGGATACCCCACCCCACCCAAGCCCCCGGCAGTCGCCGGGGGCTTTCTTATTCAGGAGTCCCCCCATGACCTACGACACGGAGCATCCCGGAGTCCCACACGTCGGCTACCGCGACCTGCACGAGCAGACCGGCAGCGACGACGAGGTGGACGAGATCCAGACCTTCCATGAGGGCGACCTTGTGCAGGTGGTCAAGCCCGGCGCATACCTGTCCGGCAAGTTCGCGAAGGTGGTCCATGTTTGGACCGGGGACGGCATGACCATCTGCGTCCGCTTCGTCCTCGCCGACGACACTCGGGTGCTGGCCTACTTCCCCACCGAGCTCAAGCTCATCCGAGCCGCCGAGAAGCCGGGCTGGGAGCGCTACGGCATGGTTCGCCACGTCCACAAGTGGCGGATGTGGAAGGGCGAGATCGGCTGGACCGCCGTGCAGCCCTTCCAGTGCGATAAGCCGCTCTTCCCCACGGGCTACGGCTTCGGGAGCAAGAGCTACCCGCGCGTCCTCAATGCGCTCGCCCTAGCAATCGCCAAGGGCGACGCCGAGCTCCACCTCCAGGAGGCCCTGCAGTGATCCCCGTCGGCACCCGCGTCGTCGTGGCGCGCGACCTCAAGGCCGAGGCGTTCCCCGTTCCGAGCTGCATCAACATGGTCGGCACGGTCACCCGCCACGGCTCGCGCGGCACTGAGGTCGCCTTCGACCTGCGGCCCAACCCGGCATGGTTCCAGACGGAAGAGATCGAGGTGATCGCGTGAGTGAACGTGAGGATCTGCTGAGGCTTCTGGCTGAAACCGACGGGCAGGTCATCGAAGGGCTCTCCGACGCCTTCTATGGAAGGTGCGCCGACGCGATCCTTGCCGCTGGCTACCGCAAGCCTTCCCCGTGGATACCAGCCGATCATCACGACGGCGGTGGCTACAAGGTGGCCGAGTCCGGGGATATTCCATGGCTTCTGGTGAACCGCGAATGGCTAATGTCCGAAGTTAATCGGCTCACGCCACGCACGATCACCACCGCCGCCGAGTTGGACGCGCTCGGGTTCCGAGCCGTCATCCTCGACGCGGACGAAGACGCACTTACCTGTACCGCAGCCTCGCCGCACACAGGCAACGAGTGGATGTACGCGGGGGAGAGCTACACGCTGACCTCTGGCCAGATCGCAGACCTTGGCCCCGCGACGGTCCTGCATGAGGGGGAACGATGACCCTCCTCCCAGCCGAGGCGTGCGTCTGCGAGTGGGACCCCGACGACCGGCCCGTCATCGACCAGACCTGCCCCATCCACAACCCCCGGCCCGAGAAGGGCGACCGCGTCGTCATCGTCGCCGGGGCCGACTCGGACCAGCCGCGCTACCGGAACGAGACCGGGACCGTCGTGCAGGTCTTCGCCTCGGGATACGCCGAGGTCGAGCTGGACCACCGCGGGTGGAGCGCCGTCTTCCCGCCTGACGCGATCGAGGTGACGCCGTGACCTACCACCTCGTCCGAGTCATCGACGCATACGGCAAGACGCCCGACGCCGATGCCGCAAGCTACGTCCTGTTCCTCGACCACGAGCCCGTGCGCTGGCTGCACGAGCACGAGGTCACCGAACTGGTTCGCCTCTACCACGAGGGCAAGCCCGCCAGGCATTGGCAGGTCGCCACGAAGGACGGCGCGCTCCACGACTACCCCGAGGCCGTCTCCTGCGAGCTCGGGCAGGCGTGGGGCGTCGGGCCATGGTCCTACCATCTCACCGATCTGGACGGCACCGTCGTCGCCCAGCACCCATCCGAGAATGTCCACTACGTAAGGCAGGTGTGATATGAGCATTGCCCCAGCCGAGCGCGTGGAGACCTCGCTCGAGGAGATTGCGGCGCTGGACTTCGAGCCGGAATGGAAGTGCGAGTGGGCGCATGATGAGTGTCCCAACTCGGCCAAATGGTGGTCCGTCCAGCCGTGCTGCAAGGCGCGCTACACGGCCTGCGACCCGCATGTTCAGGGATGGCTGCAGGAGGTCGCCGAGGCACCGAACATTCTCTTCGAGTGCGTCACTTGCAACTCCGTCATAACGGCGATGTCCATCATTTTCGAGCCGATCAGGTCCAAGCCATGAGCGGCGACAAGCTGCCCGTGAAGGCGTGCCCGCGCTGCGACGAGCTGCACTCCCCCGCGACGGGCGCAAAGCTCCACTGCGACAGCCGCGAGAGCAACTGCTGCTGGATCAAGTGCAGCTGTGGCGCCACGTTCGACATCTACGCCGGATCGTTCTTCGTCGACCCGCCGACCAAGCCAAAGGAGCCGTGATGTTCGCCTTCTGCTTCATCGCCGCCTGCGTCTTCTGGGCCATGGCGGGCGCTGGCTGGCTCGCGGATCGGGGGCGGAAATGATGGACTTCTCGCCGCGCATCACCCCGGAGCAGGCCGCCGAGCTGCGGGCGTGGGTCGGCCCCGACTCGCCCAGGTGCTCCCCCGCCGTCCACTATGGCTGCACCGAGGAGGCCGGGCACTACGTCCGCTACCTGCACAACTGCGTCGGCTCGCCCGTGACCGTCTTCCCCGTCTGCCGCGCAGTCATCGGCGCGATCGGTCAGGCCGTGATCGAGAACCGGATCATCCACTGCCCATCGTGCGGGTGCGGCATTCCCGCAAAGCAATATCGCGTCTGCATCGAGAAGGTGGTTGTGTGACCCTGCGAACCTACAAAGTCGAGCAGGGCACAGACGAATGGCTGGCACTGCGCCTCGGCATGGTCACCGCGTCCGTCGTAGGCCAGCTCGTCACACCCAAGACGGTCAAGCCCGCGGCCAATGAGACCTCGCGCGGCCTCGCGACACTCCTCGTCGCCGAGCGCATCACCGGCTTCTCCGATCCGGTCTACGTATCGGCAGACATGGAGCGCGGCACCCTCGACGAGCCCTACGCCCGCGCCCTCTATAGCGAGCGTTTCCAGACGGCTACCAAGGCGGGCTTCATGGTCCGCGACGACTGGGGCTTCAAGATCGGCTACAGCCCGGATGGACTCGTCGGGCGGAAGGGCCTCATAGAGATCAAATCGCGCCTCCAGAAGGTGCAGCTCGCGACGATCCTCGCCGACGAGGTGCCCAGCGAGAACATGGCTCAGATCCAGTGCGGGCTCCTGGTCTCCGGGCGCGCATGGTGCGACTACGTGAGCTACTGCGGAGGCATGCCGCTCTACGTCAAGCGCGTGCTGCCGGACAAGCGGTGGCAGGACGCCATCCTCGAGGCGGTCGCGGCGCTGGAGGACTCGGCGATCCAGATGCTCATCAAATACAAGTCGGCAACCGAGGGTATGCCGATCGCCAATCGAATAGACCACTTCGCAGATATGGAGGTCTTCTGATGGATCTCACCGAGACAATTGCCCCCAAGTCGGACCAGCTCAACGCCGACGACCTGCTCACGGGTCCGCGCACCTTCACGATCGAAGGCGTCAGTGCGGGCAACCCGGAGCAGCCTGTCAATGTCCACCTCGTCGAGCTTCCCGGACGCCCCTACCGCCCCTCCAAGTCCATGCGCCGCGTCATGGTCGCGGCGTGGGGCAAGGAGGCGAATGCCTACGTCGGCCGCCGGCTCACGCTCTACCGGAATCCCGACATCACCTTCGGCCGTGAGACGGTCGGCGGCATCGAGATAAGCCACATGGGAAACCTGGCCAAGCCGATGACTGTCGCGCTCACTGCGACACGCGGCAGGAAGCGCACCTTCACGGTCCAGCCGCTCGTCGAGGAAAGCCACGCCTCCGACGCCCAGATCGCCCAGCTCGTGACCGCGCTCAACGCCCTCGGCCATGCGACCTCGGCGCAGAAGTCGGCGGCGATCGCGGAGCAGCTCGGCGAGAAGAAGTCCGCCAAGGAGCTGACCGCCGAGGAGGCCGAGGTGCTGATCGTTACGTTCCAGGGGATGGCTGGCGCCGATGCGTGACCCAGTCCGCTTCGACGTCTACACAATCGAGGGCTGCCCCGGCGCCGCGCAGACGCTCGCCAAGCTGGACGAGCTCGGCGCCGAGTACGAGGTGCGGGACTTCAACCGCCAGCGGGCGTGGCTCGCGCACCAGAAGTACTTCATCAGCCCCGTCGTCGTGGTCTACATGGGCCGCGGGCAGAGGCGGGTGCGCTGGACGAGCTGGTGCGGCCACAACCCGCGCATGATCGAGCTCGCCGTGGAGATGGGGGGCCAAGGATGATCGCGCCGCGCAGAACTGAGCCGCCGAGAGTGAGCGGAACACCACGTCAGGGCCTCCCAGTTGGGGGGCCCTACGTGTACCGGGGCTCGGGCCACGACGAGATTCAGCCCGAGGAGTGCTGCAAGGAATGCATGAAGGTCGCCCAGCGGCTCGCGATCGCGCGGCGACGGCTTCTGGAGAGGGGGAAGTGATGGCGGGCTACGTGTACCGCGGGACCATCTTCGACGCCGACCAGAAGCCGAAGCGGAAGCTCAAGCCAATCGAGCACGGAACCCTCCGAGGCTTCTGGGCCCACTGGCGCCGCAAGGAGAAGCCGTGTGATCCCTGCCGCCTCGCGAAGAACGCCTCGCAGAACAAGACCGGCCGCACCCAGCACCCCGCGGTGTGCGGCACGGCGAGCGGCTACCGGAAGCACAGGAGGAACGGCGAGGAGCCCTGTCTCCCATGCCGCCTCGGCAACGCCCGTGATGCGCTCGCCTACTACCACCGCAAGAAGGAGCAAGCGTCATGATCGGCGCACTCAAGGACGGCCGCGGCAACAAGACCCGCCCGGACAACTGCGTCGGCTGCGGCATCCCGCTCCTGACCCGCAAACGCTTCGCCAAGCCGCCCGCGGGCTACGACTGGCACCAAGGGCATGGGAAGTGCGGCAAGTGCTACAGCCAGTCACGCAAGCGGACGCTGACGGTCACCCAGTGCCTCGACTGCGGCCGCCCCCTGCGACTGCACACCGAGCTCGCCAGCGAGAAGCCGGGCACGCTCAAGCACTCCGGCCGCGGGCTCTGCAACACCGACTACGAGAGGCGGCGCAGGGCAGGCACGCTCGACCGCATCGGGACGCTGACGCCGACTACGGCTGTGGTCATGGATGACGAGGCCGTCGCACGGAAGACCGAGCACGACCGGCGCGAGCTTGTCGCCTACATCAGGGCTCGGCGGGCGCGCGGGTGGCCCGCCGACGGGACGCTCCCGGCCATCGAGGGGCTGTGAGGCTCCCACCGCGCGACGAGAGGGGGCGATTCATGAAGCGGAAGCTGAGATACGCCGAACTGTGCGCCGGCTACGGGGGCCTGTCCCTCGCCATCGAAGACGCTTTCCCGTGTGCCGAGCTGGCCTGGTATTCGGAGTTCGAGCCGGCGCCGTCGAAGATCATGGCCGCGCACTGGCCCGGTGTCCCGAACCACGGCGACATGACCGCCATCGACTGGGGCAACGTCGAACCCGTTGACCTCATCTCAGGCGGCACACCCTGCCAAGACCTCAGCCACGCCGGCAGACGACGCGGCATGACCGAAGGCACCCGATCCAACCTCTGGGTCGCGATGCGGGAAGCCATAGCAACCATCCAGCCGACGTGGGTCGTCTGGGAAAACGTAAGGGGGGCCTACAGCGTCGGCTGCGCGTAGGCCGCGCCATTCCGCATCGAACCCGAGGTCATGAAGGTCTCCGAGTACACGGCCAAGTGCCCGCAGAGAAGACTCTCCGTTCCCGGGGTTTCCCATGCATCCCGGGCAGTGTTCCAGATCGCTATCGGCTGTGGCACTTGGGAGCACCGCACGGGCGCTTCCGGGTCTTCGTCCTCGCCAGACGACGAGACTGACGACGGCCTGCTCGGCACCCCGACCTCGCGCATGTGGAAGGGCGCCGGTCCGCAGGGTGGGGCCACGCAGATCCGGAACAAGGCGCGGGGCCTGATCGAGGCCCAGGTGATGGACCTCCTGCCGACGCCGCGCACCTCGGACACGAACGGCCCCGGACACCACGGCACGCCCACGGTAGGCAACGCTGACGGCACCAACGAGCGCCGTGGCGGAAGCCGCAGCGACGAACTCCTGCTCCCAGGCGCAGCCAAGGAATGCATGACCGCATGGGGCCCGTATGAGCCGGCGATCCGCCGCTGGGAAGCCGTGATAGGCCGGCCAGCACCCGCCCCGACCGAGCCGAACGCCAAAGGCAACCACCGGCTCAGCCCCAAGTTCACGGAATGGATGATGGGCACCCCCGAAGGCTGGATCACCGACGTACCCATCAGCCGCAACGAGCAGTTGAAGGCGTGCGGAAACGGGGTCGTCCCACAGCAGGCAGCCGCAGCGCTCAAGGACATGCTGGCGGCGTTCGAGCAGGTGCCCGCATGACCGACGAAGACCCCGAGGTGCTCGAAGGCCAAATGACCATCGATGACGAACTGGAGGAAACGTGAGCCCGATCCGCAACGAGCGCACCGTG